GGGTAATAGACTCATGTACGGTAACTATGTTGAGGGATATGACATGCTGGATGCCAATGGTGCCCCAGTAGATTTGGAGTATACTACTACATTGATATCTGAAGAGGTAGCCAATGTTGAGATTAATGACTCGCTTGCTTCAGGAGTATATAGTTTTGGCTCTGCACAGACTATCCCTAACTCAGTGGTGTATTTAGACCTTTCTAATTCTGAACTGATTACAGGGGCCTCTATTACAGTCGAGATGACTTTCGATCATAATTCTTTTGCAGGCACCACCCCATTCCCTACAGAGACTACAGATAACATATCGCTTACATTCTCATTTACTCTACCTAAGTCTTATGGGTCAGTATATGAGATGGCTACTAGCACAGAGTTTCAAGAGGCTGTAGGTGCAGTAGGTAATATTAAATCAGTAGCTAACTCATGTAACGGGACAACATTCACTGATCAGTTTAACTGTGCATTGCCAAATAACTTGAATGCATTGATTAAATATCAGAGTGGTATTTCTTCAGCTGGTCAGGGGATTGGTATAATTACAACACCTGCTAGTAAGCTTATTGGGTTGCAGTTGCTAACCATGAGGTATGTCAACAACACAACTACCCCTACTGTAAACGTATACGAGTACTATTCATACACTTTTATTGAAGCGTTCTATCAGAAGATAGACTCTCCAAGAAGCTTGCACAGTAATAGAGGATATGAGATTGGCATTGTTTACATGGATGATTTTAACAGATCAACCACTGCATTAGTAAGTCCAAATAATACGGTTCACGTACCATGTTCTGCATCTAATAGCAAGAACTCTATTCAGGTGACTATACCAACTGCGCAGAAGCCACCATACTGGGCTACTAGATACAAGTTTGTTATCAAGCCTGATGAGGAGACATACGATACAATCTATAGTAGCATCTTCTTTAATGACCCGCTGACTAACAATACTTTCTTCTTGCTTGAGGGCGAGAATGCTAGGAAGGTACAGGCTGGGGACAGGCTTATAGTTAAGGCTGATACTAATGGTCCTACTAAAAGCTGTGTGTATACTACTGTTCTTGAAAAAGAGTCTCAGGTAGAAGGATTCATTGAGATACCAAGTGTTATAGATCCAACTCTAGATGTGGCTGTGCCAGCTGGCGTGTACATCAAGATTAATCCAAATAACTTCTCTACGGTAACTAATGACCTATCCATTATAGCACCTGGCACTATTCAGGTAAATCAGGACACCCCTGGTGAATATCCTATATTGGCTTACCCAATGAACTTAAGTCGTACAGCTGGGTATGATCCTTTAAATCCGACTTGGTCATTTCAAGACTACCCTGTTCTTGCTGGCAGTAGAATAAAGATAAACCTTAAGTTCCAAAGACTTGGCGTAGGCAAGGGTAATGGTGCCTGTGAAAGAAGGATATATACCCTAGAAAAAACCATGATTGCCTCTGCTAATTATGACAACATGCTTGATTGGTTTGTTGGAGATAATGTTGAGGTGGTGCTTGATCAGGGTGTTCAAGATGTGGGTGGAGATGGATGTGAGATTCAGAATCAATATATAACAAACCCTGCTACTACAGGAACAGTAAACGATGCTATACCTTTCCCATCAACATGCACTAACCTTTATAGATTCTACAGGAATACAACAACAAATCAGTTGTTACTTGTTATGTCTGGTACTGTTCGTTGTGATGGTGTCCTTGCACAGAGTAGTAGAAGATCTAGCATAACTGCTTCATTTGAAGTATTCAGTGCTGATAATATAATTATATTCGAGACTGAGCCACTAGACGCTGCTCCAGATATTTTCTTTGAGAATGAGTTGTCATTCCCTATTGTCAATGGATTCCATACAGGTAATGTACAGAATCAGACAGGATCAGTGCCAGCAATTATTGACACCAAGTTCTTCAACTGCTTTACATTTGGTAACGGAGCGGAGAGCTACAAGATTCTAGATTCAATCATTGGTAGAACGCTATCTCTTGGTAACAGAGTTACAGCAGTAGCTGCTCAGGACTACCAGAGAGTAAGAAGGTTTGCTGATATCACGTACAGCGGTGTGTATAACTTCGAGTCAAATGTTAATAAGCTAAACGAGTTTAATCTTGGACTGCTTAATTACAAGTACCTTGAGGTGGCATTCGGCCCTATCTACATCCTAGATGGTCGTGAGACTGACGTGCTTGTATTGCAAGAGGACAAGATATCCTATGTGCTTGCTAGTAAGAACTTGATTTCAGACTCTTCTGGTGGAGGCACAATTGCTTCAATACCACAGGTACTTGGTACCCAGATTGCTAGAACTGAGGAGTATGGTATCAGCTTCCATCCAGAGAGTTACGTTCAGTGGGGACCTGATAGGTTCTTTACTGATGTAAAGCGTGGTGCTGTGCTTAATCTAAAGGGAGACCAGTTGATAGTGATATCAGAGATGGGCATGCGTACTTGGTTCAGAGATGAGTTTATTGAGTCATTCAATACTCAGAAGCTAGGTGGATATGATCCGTATCTAAATGAATACGTGTTGACCACAAACTCTGAGGAGCTGCCTATAGAAGTAGAGTGCGTTGCTTGCGGTGTAAACCAGACATTTACTATACCAAATGGTGATACGTTTAGTTACTGCGTTGACTTGGGCCAGCTTGTAGGTATAACAAATATTGACTACGTTGTGCCTGTTGGGTCTACTGCTGACTTTACTATGTCGGTAACTTACGATGGCACTACTGTAACATCTGGTCTTGTGTCAACATCTGGCAGCTTACAGTTTAATAAGAATAAGAACAATGTTAACGTAGCCACGGTTACTGTAACCGCAGCTGATCCTCTTGAGATTACTATATCTCCTAACTGCCCTATTCAGCAGACCTTAACTATTGTGAAGGTGACATTGACTAGCGTTGTTGATGGAGGCAAGTTTATACATAATGAGTACAGATATACTCAAGGGACTTATGTGTCACCATTGCAGTCTACTTTTATTACCTTTGCTACAGATGATTCTAGTCCTGTGGTTTCTCAGTACGATACAGTATCTGGAGCTCAAGGATTTGGAGGCATCCCAACAAATGGGTCAAACCTACAGATTATATCGAATAAGACTTCAACTGATACATTTAATTTTGTATTAGGCCAAGACAAGTTCAGATATGTTCGTAGTAATACATTGTATCCAAATACTTCTGTAGGAATTACAAACTTACTTGCAGCTTCTACAATAGTATCTCCAATAACAGGTAGTGATGGGTTCTACTCAGCATCATTTGTAGTACCTAATACCGGTCAGTACCTTTACTTGATTTGGGATTATAGAAATTCATTACCAATACAATTGTGTTACTCAAATATTAGTGCGATAGACGCATGCTGCGGATGCGATCCTGAACCGAATCCACCAGTAGAATTATGTTACTCAAACACCAGCAGCCTAGACGCTTGTTGCGGCTGCGAAGAAGAACCAACTTAATATGGCAACATCAGCAACATTTTATTTAGATGCCCCATCACTTAGCTCAGCATCAGTGGTATACTCAAATGCAACTCTTACAACAGTAGCTGCTGATGGGTACTACTCTGATGGGTCTATTGTAAGACAACAATCGTCTGGGTTATTACTACCTCAGACTACTTGTCCTTCTTGCTCACCCACTCAGTCGTTTACCATATACTTTGATGTAACTACGTCTCCTCCAAATACTCAAGGATGGAGTAGCTCATCTGCTGCTTGTGCTGGAACAGGAACTCCTTTGACAGTTTACATCATTGGATCCGCATCATCTTTGTATGATGCTGTGGTTACTCAGGGTAAGGTTCTATATACAAATTCAATTACTACTACTCCATTGAATGGCGGTAATACTTGGTATAAGACAGTATCTGCTCCAGCTAGTGGAGACTCTTTTCAAGTATCTGCAATAGGCGAGACATCAGCATGGGGAGGTCCTTGTTAAACTATGGCAAACTACACACTATCATATAGCGAATCATCACAGGGGTGGCCTTCATTCTACTCCTTCATTCCTGACTACATGATCGGGATGAACAACTACTTCTATACATTTAATGGAGGTAACTTGTATCGTCATAATGTGAATGAGACCAGGAATAACTTCTATGGTACTCAGTATACGTCTAGGGTTCAGAGTGTATTCAACGTGTCTCCTCTTGAAAATAAGATATTTAAGACTCTTAATTTAGAGGGCAATCAGAGCTGGGGAACACTAATGGAGACAGACATTCAGACCTCAGGATTCATTGAGTCTGCTTGGTATGAGAAGAAGGAGGGATCTTTTTTTGCGTTTGTACGGAACGCAGGTACGGTGCCAGCACAGCCATCAGAGTATGCACTTAGATCAGTGAATGGCATTGGCCTAAGTCAGAACGTAACAGGGGCTGCGTCTGCACTACAGGTATCGTTTCCTATAAGCCCTAACCTAACTGAGATTGGCAGCATTGTAAGCGTAGGAGACTACTTGTATTACAGCTTGCCACCTAGCTACAGCACACCAGTATTGTGTGGTCAGATTACTAGCATTGTGGTGGACTATCCAACTGGTGTCAATAGGATAGTTGTGAATGCATCAATAGCTGGAGGTAGTGTTCCGGGTATAACTACCCCATTCTTTATGTATATTAAGGGTTCAGTAGCTGAGTCTCACGGGGTACTAGGACATTATTGTATATTTACATTAGAGAATAACAGCACTACTAAGGTTGAGCTATTTGCAGTTGAGTCAGAAGTAATGAAAAGTTATCCTTAAATTTATGGGAATATTAGTAAGGGCTTTAAATGCAAATGACTACGATGACATCCTAGTGGGATGGTGGAAGGATTGGGGATTGGATGCGCCTAGTAGAGACTTCTTGCCTGATGATGGGACTAGTGGACTGATTGTATTTGATGATGATGAACCAGTATGTGCTGGGTTTATGTACACCATGAATGCAAAGGTTGCTTGGGTTGAATGGATAATATCCAGCAAGACCTACAGGAAGAAGCCAGCTAGAAAGGATTGCTTGGAATTATTAATCCATACGCTTACTCATATCTGCAAAAGTAAGGGAGCGAAGTATGTGTTCTCAAACAATAACAATAAGCATTTGATTGATAGCTTCATTAATAGTGGGTATGTCAAGGGATGTACAAATTCAACAGAGTTAATAAAAATATTATAACATGGGACTAGAAACAGCAGCCATAATCGGTATATCAACAGCGATAGCAAGTGCAGGAGCATCTGCTGGACAGGCTGTAAGCGCAGGTCAAGCAGCTAGAAAAGCATCAAGAACTGCTGAAGAATCATTTAATAAGGCGATGAATGAGTTGAGTGCAAATAGAATTGCAGGGCTCAGCCTACCAATGGAGGTAGTAGATCGTCAGATTGAGGAAGCTAGAGGCGCAGGAGCAGAGTTAACTCGTGCTGGTGCAGAGAGTGAGAGAGGTGCAGCGGCTATTGCAGGACAAGTATACAGAGGACAGACATCTGCTCAGAGAGAGATAGCCGGAGATGTTGGCAAGCAACTAATGGGTCTTGAAGCTGCAACTGCTGAGGAGGAGGCGAGACTTGCTGGGGCTAGAGCTAATCTAAACTTAGCTGAAGCACAGGGGGCTCAGGCTGCCGCTGCTCAGGCTGGTGCTCAACAAGACGCAGCTGTTAAAGGAATATTTACAGGACTTGAATCAGCAGGTCAGCAATACCTAGAAGCCAGTGAGTTGTATAAGGCTAACGAAGGCACTAAGGAGCTTGCTAATTTGAAAAAGCAATACGAGGCTGCTGTAAAAAATGAAAAGGTTGGATCAAGATTTAAAGATGCTCAGGGTAATGTACTTCCATTTGAAGATATACTACCAAGGATACAAGCACCTAATGTTGAGCTATCTGGACTACAGGGATTGCAAGGCGCACAGATTACTGATTACTTTGTGAAGAGGCCATCAGTAACCAAGTCTTTATTAGGCATGTCTTTCGAAGACAATACTCCATTTCAACAATCTTTAGCTGCACAAGCGGCTAATAAGTTTATGCCTTCTGCTTCTGGTATTAACCCTTCGTTAAGATTTAATGCAAACCCTTTTGGATTTTAAAGGATGGCTACATACTATAAATTTGCGGAGAGAGAAGCTGACAGTTTTGTAAACTGGGCAGAGATTGGAAAGGGTCTTACTGACATGCTTCAGGAGCAGGTTAAAATCCGTGAGGATAAAAGAGCTGCTATAGACCAGGCTACTAGAGAGAACCTAAAGAAAGTATCAGAGGCACCTACTGGGGACCATACTAATCTAAACACTTGGACTCTTGATTATGCAGACAATGCAAGACAAGCTATTCTATTGCAGGATAGACTACTAAAGTCTGGGGCCCTTAAATTAAAAGACTATACTGTAATGCGTCAGAACCTAAACGATGGTACTGATGAGTTGTTTAGCGTGATTAAGAACTTCCAATCTTCTTTCAAAGAGAAGAGAGACAGGATGATAAGCAATGATCCTAAAAATAAATCTCAAGCATTTGAGATGGACCTAATGGCTTATACTGAGCAGTTTGGAGATTTCTCTAAATCAAAGGCCATGATTGATCCAAATAACTTCATGGTTAATATTGGTCTTATGGAGCCTGACCCTGAGAACCAGGGGGTAATGAAGGTTGGAAAGCAGATTGCTCCATCTGGATTCCTAAAGAAGATTCAGAATACCAAGGTAGACTACTTCGATTCTAATGGTGCAGCTGAGGCTGCAAGCAAAAGCTTTGGTGGCTTTACCGAATCTACTATCCAAGATTTAAATAGATTACAGGGTAAGGTTGTAACGATTGATGATGTAAGGAAGAGGCCTGGATATGAGGAGGCTATTAATGAAGAGCTCAATTCATTCTTTTCTAATCCATTTAACATTACATCAGTTCTTACCAATGATTTGGTTAAAGACAAGAATGGTAAGGCATACGTGTCAAACATATCGGGCAAGGAAGGCAATGTAATTGAGTACGTGTTTGATTCTCAGACAAACTTCTATAAGCCAAAGCTAACAGCGGAGCAAGAGCAGGCTGCTAGAGATTACATGAGACGTAAGATTGAGCAGAGACTTGATATAAAACTTAAGGAAGATCCATTCAATAAGCCACAGCCTAACGTAGGAAGACGTGAAGATGAGCAAACTCCTAGTGGTCCTAGTCAACCTATTGCTGAGAGATATAAGGCTGCTATTAAACAAAAGACAGGATTAGGCACAAGTACTTTCTCTCCTAAAATGTCCGATACTATAAGCAATCTACAGACAATACTTTCGCAAATACCTCGTGGCACTGAGTTTATTATTGAGCCAGGAGATGAAGATGGAATAGTAAATCTTAAGAAGGGAGATCAAGTTGTTAGATCATTTAATGTTAAAGCGATTGACAAGAATACTCAGCAGAGATATGTAAATGAATTATCACAAACTCTTGCTAACTTGCCAAGCCTAGATGAGATATCTCTTTACATCCAAGGACAAGAACAACAATCAGGAGGACTTAACTACTCAGAATTTTAAAAAATGAACGAAGAAGTAATCAACGACCTATACGGCAATGCTGTATCTAAAGGATATAAGAAGAGTAGAGAAGAGTTTGTTTCACTTCTTAATTCAAATGATGCTGTTCTAAATGATATGTATTCCTATGTTCAATCAAAAGGATACAAGAAGGGGGTAGATGATTTCAAGAACTTAATTGGTGCCGAAAGTCCTATGGCTATAAAGCCTGAGGTAGATCAGCAAAAAAAAAACAGAAGTTCGGTATCACCATTTGTGGATGGTGGCTCGGGGCTTACAAAGTTTGACCCAGCTACTGGCAAAGTTGTACAGGGACAGGGAATACCTGAACGTACTGAGTTTCAATACCAGCCGGGCCAACCTTTGCCTGAGCAAAAAATTGATTTTGACAGTAAAGTAAAGAAGCAGAAAGTTTCTGCTCCAATGTCTTATTCAAATATTTTTGCAAAAACAATAGCAGATCTTCCATCAGATTTAGGTGAGTCTTGGGCGGTAGCGTCAGCATTTATTGAAAGACAATTGGGTAAGGCAGGGGTTCCGGGTGCTAACCCTAACTTAACTGCAAGAGATTTACACACCTACGATTTAGCAAATGATTGGAGAAAATATACAGATGAAGTTTTTCCTACTAATCAAGAAGATAGATCTACATTTTTAGGTGGAGTTGTTTCTGGACTAGGACAAGCAGTTCCAATGGTTATGTCTGGAGGAATATCAGCTGTATCTAAAACAAAAGCGGCTATGGATATAGCCAAAACAGCATTAAGTACTGGAACAAAACTTACTCCATTTATTAATATGGGTAAGGATATAGCGAAACAAGCGGTATCTCCTTCTGGATTAATAGGTGGATCTCAAATGTCTTCAGCAATGTATAGACAAGCTATAGATTCTGGAGCAACTGAAGATCAAGCACAGCAGTATGCTATTGAAAACTTTTTTGTTGGAACAGTGGCGGAGTCACTTCCAGTACAATCAATGTTCTCAAGAATATTGAAGAAAGAACCTACTGCAAATATTTTAAGAATATTAAAAGAAGGTAGTGTTGGTGCGGCTGAAGAGTTCACAACAGAGATGTGGCAAACCACTTATGAAAACTGGTCTGCTCAAAGAATCTATGACTTCAATAGAGAAATGCTAGATGGAGTTGGTGAGGCTGGAGCAGTTGGTGGAACGGTTGGCTTTATCTTAAACACAGCATTAGCCGCATTGGTAGGCAGAAGAGCTAAAGCAAAAACTAAGGAAGAAGAAATTATTTTAGATAAGTCAATAGATGAGGTTGAGTCAAAAATAAACACTGTAAATAAAAACAATGAAAATATATCAGCTGTTGCTGAAGAATTAGATTCTATAGAGCCAATTGTTTTAAACTACGGAGACTCTAAATACTTTTTTGCTAGAGATAAATCTGGTAGAATGGAGTTAGCAGAAGATCCTATGCTTGAAGACCAAGCAAAATCAATGGCTAATATGCTTGGGAAAGTTTATAAAGGACTTGAGTTTTCTATAGAAGAGGTAATGTCTAATGATCCATACGCTCCAGTAAAATACAATGTTATTGCTAACGAAAAAATAAACGAACAACAAGATGCCATTCAAGAGCAAGCAGCAGGTCAAGTACCTGTACAGCCAGGAACCAGAGATCGCCAAGAGATGGCGCAAGGAGAACCCCAAGCAGAACCTCAAGTCGTTACCGAAGAAGGTCAAGAAAAAGTAAAGCCGGCTATATCAGAAATGGCAGGCGAAAGTGTTACTGTCAGAATTGGTAATCGGAATGTATCTGGAATTGTAGAAGTTGATGAAGGAGGGAAGGCAACAATAACTGAAGGAAGAGTAACCTATGAAATACCTAGTGATTCAGAATTCTCTGAGTTTTCAAGGCCAGTCGCTGTTACTAAAGATGGTGACTTTGTTGTAAATGGGGATTCATTTAATGAGGCTAGAATTGTTTTAGAGGATGGCAAAAAGAAAGCCTTGCTTATAGCTCAAGATGGAACTACAAAAGCAGTAACAAACCCTAGAGTCGTAGAAGAAATTGAATACAATATAGCATTGTCTTCATTAGAAGAGATGAATGATGCTGATGCAGATAACCTAATAAATCAATATGAACAGCAAAGAAAAACTGAAGAACCTACCGAAAGCGCAACTGATAAAACTGTTACAGAGTCAGATGAAGACAGAAAACTTCGTGAAGCCTTTGAAGAAATAGACTTGATTGAGGAGTTGGCGTTAATGGAACTTGAAGATGTTGAGTCTCAAGCAAAGTTAGTTGAGCATACTCCGAGAACTATGAAGGAGGCTAAAACCTACTTAGTAAAAAAGAATCCTGATGGAACTTATCAAGCCACTTTAAATGGAAGAAAGGTTGCAAGAAAAGATGTTCTTGATGACTTGGGCAAATTGTTTGAACAAAGAGCTAGTGAAGATATATCAAAGCTACAAGAGCAAACAAATAAACTTAAGCAAGAAGTAGAGCAGAAGTTATTTGGTAGAGAAAAGGCACAAACAGAACCTCAAGTGACTCCTGCTGTATCTCCAGCTCCTTTAGCAGCAGCCCCTACATTAACTACTAAACAAAAGCCTGCTCCTAAAAAACCTAGGGCTGTATCTAAGAAAAAAAATAGAAAGGAGATTATCTCTAGACCTGCCGTTACTCAAAATACGATTGCTAGACAATGGTTGCTATCAGGAGGCAAGCTTCGCTCAACACAGAGTGAAGAGGATAAAAGGCGTGGTGTAGGCGTTGGCAAAGGTGTGCGTGAGGAAACCGGAATGAGTGGAGTTGAAATGCGGGGGCTCACTGGTGTAATTAACAACAAGAGAGGTGTAAGTATAGAGGTAGCTGCTGAACAGATTCATGGTAATTTAAACGCAGGGCTTCAAGAAAAAATAAGCGAACAAGACATCAGGAATGGTTTGATTGAAGTATTATCTTCGGAAGAACGTAAATCATGGATTGAAAATCAAGATAGAGAGACTTCTGAGGATGATACCTCGGGCTTGAGTGAGTATTACGGATACGATCAGTATGAGTATGATCGTCTTACAGATGAAGAGCGCGCAGACTTTGACGCGTATTATTTTCCTGTTGACCCGGAAGAGCAGTATTTTATAGAAAATGCAGAGCGATTAGCTCAAGAGTATGATGAGTTTATTAATTCAGAAGATTATCAAAACTACATAGAGGAAATATATGGATCAGATAGAGAAGGCCAAGATGATGTTAAAAATCAAGGCGATACAGGAAGTAAAAAACAAGGTACCGATGGAGAAACGGATTCTGTTCAAGTCAAAGTAGATTTCAATGAAGATGAAGTAAATTTACTTTCAAATCTACTAGATAAAAGCGAGGCTGAAGGTAAGGATCTACCTGAAGTATTCCAGCTAGAGACAACAACAGATAACGAAGCAAGGAAGCAATCCCTTGTAGAGTCTGCTACTAAGCTAATGGAAACTGTTAGTGATGATTTGTCCTCTAAATCAAGTCAGACTAATGCGCCAACTATGGAGCCTACTCCAATAGTTATAACTGAGAATACTGAGCTTACTAATAAGGTTCCAAGATTCCCACTTGTTGACTTAATAAAGAAGAGGATTAATCTTGTAATGGCTGATCAATTAAAGGTAGGGGATGGATTTATGGGCGGACCATTGTTCCCACTTATTGATGGTATTTTTGGTAAGGCAGCATGGGCATCTATAAATCTAGATGCTGCTAGAAAGATTGTAAGGGGTGCTATAAATGGTGACTATAGTGTGGTGTTTAATATGAATCCAACTGCTGTTGATTCAAACACTGCGTTTATGGACACATTTATTAAGAAATTAAATGAGGCTGGCATAAAAGAAAATGTGCTTGTTGAATTAAAATCTTATGTGAAGGACAAGAAGTTTGGAAAGAAGACAGATCAGATAAGAAAGATTACTGAGACATCAAATACAATTGATGAGTTCTCTGAAAGATTATCTGAACTAGATGTAGATACCATATCTGATTTCGTTAAGAAAATTATCCCTTCAAAGAGTGTGGTAGCAGAGACCGCAATTGGAAAAATCCTACAGGCTCAGAACATTACTCAAGAAGATATCAGAAATGAGATATCAGAGCAGCTTGCTAAGGACTTGCCTATGGGGGCAATGACTATGGTCCTTAAGATTACAGATGCAAATGGTAATCCTGTTACTGAAAAGAATATTGATGATGCTATTATAACTCCTGAACAGCAGAAGGCTGAAGGGATACCATCTCATAGGAATTATCCTTTCTATGTTAGAGGCTCAGCTGTTGGTATACTTGATAGCACAGTTCCTTTTTGGAATATGTCAAAGGCCGCAATGAGTACAATTAATGCAAAGGTAGCTAAGGTTATAAGAAACAGTGAGGGAAAGGCATATAGTGCATCTCAAGCTCGTGCTGCTGCAATGAGGTCAGCATCAATGAAGGCTTCTAAATCTTTCATTACTCAGCCCCCTACTAAATCTGCTTACCAGCAGTTTATAGAGAAGCTATCCAAGGCTATACCTTCTGTTGAGGTGGTGACATCTCAAAAAGAATTCGATAATCTTCTTACAAACTTGAACGCTAAGTCTTTGGCTACAAAGAACCAGAAGATTTATGGAGCTGTTCTAGATGGTAAGCTATATCTTAACCCATCTCTTGAGAATTTTAATACACCTATACACGAGTTTGCTCACGTATGGACAAACACTATTAAGGAATTATCCCCTGAGATTTATCAGAAGGGAGTAGACCTTATTAAAGGTTCTGATTATGTTGCTCAAATAGAGGGCAGTAAGGACTACAAGCGTATTACTGATAAGATGATAAAGGATGGAGCCACTGCTCAGGAGATAAGAGATTATATTCTTGAGGAGGCATTGGCTACAGCAATTGGAGATAAGGGCGAATCATTTGCTACGGCTTCTCAGCAGAGAAACTTTAAGAACTGGCTTAATGACTTGTTCCAATTTATTAAGAAGCTTACTGGTATATCTAAGCTGACTCCTAATCAGATACAGGACCTTAATCTTGATGACTTCTTAAATAGTGTAGTAGTTGATTTACTTTCAGAGAAGCCTATATTTAAAAACGCTGAGGTAAAAAATCTAAGCAACCAGCTTCAGCTCATGGCTAGACCTAACTTGAAGGCAGATGATATTGTTAAGATTGGACTAGCTAATGGATTTTCTAAAGGATCTATACGTGAGTTGCTAAAACGTAGAGGCTTTACTCAAGGGGAAATTGATATTGCGTTGGGTAAAACAACCCCTACTGATAAGAAAGCTCCTAGTGCAGAGAAGATAATTGGCAAGCCAGAAAGAAATAAAGTAACTGTCGATGAGATGGCGGCACTTAAGAGCCAGATAAGGCTTGAGGCAAGAGCAGCAAGAGAAGCCAAGGGAGACCTGAATAAAAAACGAAAGGCATTGGCCGCCAAGATTATTGCAGCAAGACGAAAAGGATCAATCAATGAAGCACAAGCTAGAGCTCTAGTAAATAGAATTAGCAGAGTGAACTTGGATAATCCTATCATGGTAGATAGGTTGCTTGCATACATTGAGAAGGTATTTGATAATGCCAACTATGCAGCTGACATGACCGAGCTAAGAAAGCTACAGCGTCAGTCTAGGTCTAGAAACCATACCTCAATGACTAACGTAGTAAAACAGTTCACGTCTATCAACCCTGAGAATATACCACTTGATAGGATACAAGACTATAAAGAGGCACTAGACTTCTTAAATAACAGAACTCCATTCTATGGTAACATGAATGATTTGTTTGATGAGATGTTATCTTATCAGATATCTGAAGAGTTCGATGCTATCAAAACAATTGAAGCTCTTAATAAGAAGTATGAGGATATCATGTCTAATGAGGTTAAGACTGTAGAAGACTACGTGAACCTAATAAAGGATATCAACTCATTTAAGAGAAAGGCATTTCAATTACTACAGAACGAATCCATTACTCAGGAAAACTATGACAACCTGATTAAAATGGTCGGAAAGGATCAGGAGGCTATTGAAAAACAGTATAAAAATGAAATCACTAAGATAAAGAAAGACTTGATTGCTGAGATAAAGAATCAGCGACCAAAGGTAAGCAGAGACTTTAGTAGTGTAGAAAACGATTTGATTCGTAAGTACCTAGAGCTTAGTGATGCTGACCTTGAGAGTTTATCACCTGAGGATTTATTCGTATTGAATGATTTGCTAGAGAATATCAGCAACGGAGAGATTGACAACTTCAGATTCAATGAGATTATATCCAAGGCATATACAAGTGATGGTGCCAACAGACTGGCTAAACAAATTGATGATTCAAAGTTTGACATGACTCCTGAAGAAGGAACGAAAGAACTATCTGAATACGAAAGTTCATTCTGGGAGGGGTTACTTGGTATGGGAAGAGCTAAGTCAGGAGCACTACAGAAGTTTGTTGTATCTGTATTCAATAGAGCAATTGCTTCCTACGAGAACCTAACTAGAGATGGATACAATGAATTCTTAAAGCTCAAGAAGAAGTATAAGATGTCTGATAAGGACATGCATAAGATAGGTATGCTAACCACATACCTTCAAGAGTACATGGCTCAGTTTGATCCTAAGAATGATGGTATAAAAGATATTGGTAGCCGTGATTGGTTCAAAGAAATCTTGAACAGCAAATCCATGAGGGGCAAATACTCATCTGGAAAACCATCTGTGCTAAAGGTTATTGGACTAGGGAAATCTGAGATAGATATCATTGAAGAAATCTGGGATAGCCTACCAAAAGATAAGGATGGTAATGTAGATCCTAAGGCAGTATACGATAGCTACATGGCTAACGATGGTAAGTTCTTTACTAAGAATGAGAAAGGATTCTTCGATGATGTTATGGCCTATAAGACATCTGAGATTACACCTAAGCAAAAGTTTGCTAACGAAATCAATGGAGCTTCATTCAAGGAGATTCCATTCCACATGATGAGAGTTAGACTTGATGGAGGTAAGACTCAGATTACACCAACCGCATCTTCTGATAATGGTGTGGTTCGCATTAAAGCTGGTACCGGTAAGGAGAGAGTTAGTGAAGCTGTTGGTCCTATCATGACTAACTTCGAGAAACTATTCATAACAAATCTTGAGCAGACTGGCCGTGATTATTTCTTATCTGGAGCACTAAAGGACATTAATAATACTCTATCAGGTGCAAAGAAAAAGATTGATTCTGACAAGATGCCTCTGCTTGATACCATATCTGGTACATTGTCTGAGGCATTAGGGTATGAGTTTGATAGGACTAGGACTGAGTTGATTCTAAGGTCATTACTATCTGCTAGGGCTGCGACCACATTGTTGAACCCTATTCGTACAGCTATGGAATTGGGGGCAACACTTGCATCTTATCCACTTAGAGCAAGGACATTGTCAGGATACAAGGAATTATTTGGGAAGCAAAAGGAGATGAGTAAACTTCTTGAGTTCACTAATAGCCCTCTAAGATTGAGACAGAATATCAACAATGCAATTGATATCAATGATGGAAGGATAGAACCACAAAGCAGGTTAACCAAGGCAACAGCATACCTATCTGGTCTACCAGAAAGAACGATGATGGTTACATCATGGATGCCAACCTTCAAATCTGAGTTCAAGGATATTACTGGACTTGACTTTGACATGAAGAAGTTCAATGATAGCGAGGCATACAGAGAGAAGTATGGCAAGGCAGTAAAAGAAGCCTCTGCTGTAGCTGATGCTCAGACTGAGAAGATTATTGGTCCAACAACTAAGGCAGGTCAGAGAAGAGAAGTTAGGATAGCGCCAAAGGTATTGGCAAATATTATAGGTCTTGAAGGAACTGTGTCTAAGAATACTGCTGCTGGTCAGATACTTGGATTCTTTAGTAACTATCCTTATCGAGAAGTAACTGAATTTGTGAATGGATTTAAAGAGGCAGCTGAAGTTATTAAAGATGAAGGCGCATTGAGTTCTTTAAGTCAGTTACAGAAGCCACTGGGTATTGCATTGAACGTGGCTGCCTATGGATTCCTTGGATCTCTAGCCTATGCTGCGCAAAATATATTACTTGGAGATGAGGATGATGAGGAGAGAGGTAATAAGATTCTTAAGGATCTTCTTACTACAGAAGGCTTCTTGAATGAGCTTGCATCCAACGCCATATCTCTTGCCGGTAGTAAGTACGCAGCTGGAGGTAAGGCTTTACTTCAGTTAGCCGCTACTATAGCAATTGAATCTACAGATGATGAGGATCAGAAGGCTAAGATTAAGAAGCTACTAAAGGATAGTGTATTTGTTGATCCACTTCCAGTTGAGCAGGCTGCTAAGTTTGGAGGAAGAGATAAAGCCTTGAGTGCTATAGCAATGTACATCCCTCAGTTTGTAATACTAGCAGACAGATATGCTGATTTTATTGGAAGTCTTAATGAAGTCGGAGCTATATACGATAAGGTAGAAAGAAAAGGTGTAGAAAGCTTGACTCAGGATGAGGGTCAGAAGGTGCTTGCTTTAAATACGATATTCAATGCGTCTCAGATTATATTGAACCTAGCTGGGACATCAATCCCGGCTTACAACTACATCAAGACTTACATGAATAAACTAAAAGAAGATGCTGGTGTAGCTGAAGTCTACAAGGGAGAAGCACCTGCAAAGAAGAAGTCATCTGGAGGCAGAGGAAGCAGCAGGGGTGGAGGGATGAATAAGACCGACATGAAGAAGTATAAACCTGAGTTGTATAACCAGATGTATGGACCAGGGTCGGCTGCGTATGAAATAGAGCAGGAGGTTAAAGACTTCGAGAAGGAGCAGAGAGAATTTAAAAAGAAGATGAAAGACCAGTTATATGGTGGGGACTAAAAGTCCTCATCATATTCTATTGTCTTAATGATATCCCTGAGATCCTTGATGAGGCTCTTAACGTCATCCTTAACAGACTCATACTCCCTATCCACGAGCTTCTCGTAGATGTTACTGACGCTAGCGTGGAAGCCTTCTGTAGTGAAGGCTATCCTTGCAGCTCTGTCTCTTTCTTGTTGGAGTGTTCCATCCATTCTTGCTCAGTTATAAAATTATAAATAGGCCTCATTCTTTCTTTGAGTAATCTAAGTTCATGCTTAAGTGCCTCATTCTCTTGCACTAATCTACCAACAATATTGTATGAATTTACAGGTTCGTCCTTAAATTTATTCATTACAGCCATCTCCTTGCATTTAAGATACTTTAATCTGAATTCTTTGTCTGTCTCTGCAAGGTCATTGCACTTGTTTAAATAATATTGAGCAGCATACTTGCTCTTCTTTAGGTTGTATGCTATGCTCTCTACATGCATATCCATATCCTTTAGCATTGAGGCAAATATAATTCTAGCTTCAACTTGTGATCTGTGTCTTGAGTCAGAGATTACCCTTACACCAGTGACTAGTTCTATTATGTCCTTCAGTGCCTTAATCTTTTTCTGATCCTCCATAAAAGAGTTCCGCTTTAATTCCATGTTTCTGTAGTTCTTTGATTCTGTATTCCTGTAGTTTACTTGGCTTACCTGTCGCTCGCTTCACCTCGTAGAACTCAACGTCAGAGTCCTTAGGTATGGCAATGAGATCCGGTATGCCATTCTTGTTGGTCTTGATTAGCTTGATGACGTAGTACCCCTTATCCTCAAGGTCCTTGATAAGCTTAGTCTGTACCTGCTGCTCTGTCATATGGCCTAAAGTTCCTCTTAGAAATCATCAATGCCTCTGCCTCAGTATCAGCAAACCCTGTATCGTATGTGAACCCATCGCTGTACCAATACAGCCACTCACCTACGTGTGATTGGAACACACCTATTGATCCTACAGGAACCTCTCTCATGTAGAATAACTTCTTTGCCTGGTCACCTAGATAGATTGTCATGATATTATTGTTTAGTCTGTACAAAATCCTGCTTGACATCCGCTTCCAGTTCCAAAGAAGAAGTCTTGTTGCAACCCAATCGTTTTAATTTGCTCGTAATTCATTTCCTTTTTCCAGTTCGCATGTGTTTCTTGATCAGCAAACCATTGCATCTTATTGGGCTCATTGTCCCAATTCTTTCTAAGCTGCTGCACTGGTTTCCAAAAGCATCCAACACAATTGCTATCTGCTGGGAAAGTAATTCCTATTTTTTGTGCCCATTGGTAAATAGGATAGTGGGTTATCTTATCTTCAATTAAAGGGAAGTATCCCTCTCTCCATTCTAATTCTTCCCACCTATTTCTTGTACCTCTTTTGCCTACAATTCCTTTGAATGTAGTACTAAATCTTTCTGCCCTTTCCTTTTCATCGTATCTAAATCCGATACCCATTCTTACTTTTTCATTGATGTTTTTAAACCACCAATCAAAGATAGGTCTGATTTTCATCTCAGTAGTACAGAATCTCCATTGGTTGTTTGGCAATCCTTTACCTCCAGTTATTTTTCTATTTACCCTTTCGAAAGTATCACCTACAACCCATATAATTTCTTGCCCTAGCAACTGCTCAAGGTCTCGCATTGCATACAGAGTAAGGTCACTCTCTGCTGTAGCTATAAAGTCTTTGCCTATTTTTTCAGAAACATATCTAACTATGCTCTCATCTTTAGGCTTACAATTTATGTCATTGATTTGTACCAGGGCAAATAGATTGTAGTCAGCAGGGTAATGCATAGCCATATAACTTGATGTCTTGCCTCCACTTAAACTATTAATTATTTTCATTTCACTATATCTTTAAGTTGATTCCAGATACTCTCTGCATTCTCACCCCAGTAGTATTCACACTTACCATCCTTGATAGGTGGCTTCATGAAGTATGATTGATAATCGCTTGGCTTTGCTGTGAACCTGTAACAGCTTTCTTTGTAGGGACAATTTGTCCCCTGACACATTGTTATATCAGGCATCTTTTCCGTAGGTTTCGTTGTAGTATTCTTCTGCGTATTCACAAAGTGGTATTTGCTGACCATGATTATAAGCATCTTTAATCTGCTCCTTCTCCATCTCTTTGGCTTGTTTAATAGCCTGATTGTACAATTCAATTGTTTTTTCTTTTGATACTATTCTAGAGTTAGAGATTAATTCGACCTCTCTAACTAACCAATCTACTGCTGTCTGTTTCACTTCTTAAATTCGTTGATAGCAATCTGCGCTAATCTCTCTGCATCTTTTCTAACCCTGTTGTGATAATCTGAGTTGTCAGAAAATGGAGACTGCCACTTTGTGCTTGCAACTTGATCGTAGACTAATGCATTGTAGAATCTTTCTGTTAGTAATTTTTTCATGTGTTTGTTAGTTTGATAATTAAATTGTTTAAGTCCTCATCTGATGGGAAGTTATCCTTGTCAGTACTCCAATAGTCTAGGTACCTATCCCTGTGTACAGCGTACCACTTCTGTGTGTATTCATTCCAATGAAATACGTAGTTCCAAATCTTATCCATATCGTTTGTTGTTAAAGTTTGCTACTGTTGGTAGGCACTAGCGACCCGATCCTATCTATGTGTTTTTAAAATGATTAACTGTGTAGTCCTTCTTCTTTATCACTGTCTTGTACACGTCATGCTCAATGCCTCCCTTACTAAAGACCCAGTACACATGGTTAAAAGAACGATCCTTTGTTGTCATCCTGTCCCTGCTCTGCCAGTAACTAGTAGCACTGAAGTCAATGTTGTAGTACACCAAGTACTTGGCATGCCTAAGGCTAATCCCCTCCCTGCCGCTAACTATCTGAAGAGCAATGCTTTTATCTGTACTTTCAAATATACTAAGATCAGTTGTAAGATCATCACCAAACACATCCTTCAAAGCAGATAGCTCTTCCTTAAATTTATAGAAGATGCCTATCTTACTTCCTTGAAATTTTTGTTTAATGAACTCAGCCTTGCTGGTGTCAAGCACCATGCTGTTGCCACTCTCAAACTTAATCGTGCCGCTGCACAGCTGGTGTACCTTCATCATTAACTTCACTGCCGTGTCTGCTAGTATCACCTCAGTCTTGCCCTCAATCACGAGGTCTCTTTTTAGCTTCTTGATAAGCTGCATCGTAGACTCCTTCATCTCCACCTCTAGGATCTCCTCAGTAACTGATGACACGAACCCTGCCTCCTTCTGTGAGAAGCTTATCATGTGTGGCTGCATCTCCTCAATGATGCTGTCCAACCCAGTGCTGTAGTCATTGATGAATAGACCATTGATGTTCTTCTGCTTCACCTTCACATGCACCTCAGCAAACTTATAGAAGTTAACGAACCGCTTGAATGGGTTGCCAGGTATGCCGTACACCTGGTGGTACATCTGCGAGTAGCTCTCCGGTGTTGGTGTGCCAGACATGAGTATCACCTTAGGTCTATACTTAGAGATGGCGTGTCGCATCATTACAGCCCGATTGCTGGGCTTTGGGAACGCACCTATACTATGTGCCTCATCGATGACTATTAGGTCAAATTTGAAGCTATCTACCACGTTGTGCAGGCTCTCATAGTTGACCACCTTTATCTGGTAGCTAGGCTGTAGCAAATCGTAGTCCTTCTCGATGCTTCCGATGGCCTTCTTCTTGGTCACAAACAGCACAGACTTTGCTCCGCACTCACTGGCTATGCCAAGGCTGGTCAAGGTCTTGCCTGTCCGTACCTCCATCGCTAGGTACACGAAGCCATGTGTCTCTATGGCTCGTGCTCCCTGCGATATTATGTCCCTCTGGTATGGTCTAAACTCCATGCTTTTTGTTCCGTAATGAGATAGGCAATTCTTAATACTGGTTAGTACATCTGGGTCAGCAGACTTGTCCTTTGATACAACATTGTAAAGTGTACCGCAGTAGTGTAACATCTGCTCATCCGAATAGCCGGGTACTCTCTCAATCATTTGAATGAATTATGATCCACCTGCCCATCATGTCACGTCCCTCCTCAGGAGCAACGCCATACTTGAACATGCCGTAGGACACCAACCACTTGTAGAACTTGGTTCTGCTGATGGTCATCTTAGACTTTGGTCCGTAGTCAGGGTACTCGTTGACGAAGTCATTATACAAATCGTTCTTGTACAGCCTTATCTCTGGCTCCAGCGTGTTGTTCTTAGGCTGACCCTCCACTAGACCACACCACTCGATAAAGTCATGAGCGGTCTCCGCAGATAGCTGTCTGATCTTTAGGTTGACAAACTTACTTCTCACTAGACCATCCTTCAGGTAGTTAGCCAAGCATCTAATCATGTAGTTGTCAAACTCACACCAGTCATCATCGTTCCAATCCCCGAACATCAGCTTACCAAACTCATCCAAAGGCGTAAAGGCTTTAGAATAATATTGGTGTAGCTCAAGCTCCCACTTACGTCTTGCAAAGCTATTGCCTGACCCCTTGATTGCGTAGTTAGTAGTGATAGCAATCTTTGGAGACTTGCTGAATGGGATCTTGATTGCGTCTTTGTTCTTCTTCTCTAGCGTGAGACCCTCGGTGACTACACTGAAGAGTCTCTCGAAGTCAAAGTACTTCTTCACGTCATCGAACACTAGGATCTGCGTATCGGCAGACACCAGCTGGTAGGCGAAGCTCCGCTCAAACGTGAAAGACTTACCATCAATAGTTACCACCTTCTTCATTCTGCTTAGTGCGTTCATGAACAGACCCTTGCCTGTGCCACCCTCAGGGTTGTCGCTTATCACCTCATCGTTTAGTATTACTGCCGGACAGAAGCTTAGGTTCTTGTAGCCATGTAGCAGGAACCCAATGGTACTCTCCATCGACTCGACCCTGCCATCATCACCCCCACAGATGTTGCGTATAAACTTCCTGTAGCTGCATGCATCTGTCACATCGCACATGGTGAAGTTGCGGTCAATCACGTGATCCTTCCACACGTATCCACCCAAGTCAAGGTAGTCAATAGGCTTGACCTGATCCTTAGTCACCTGCACAGCACAGTTCTTGTAGTACAGGTAGGACGTATCCTTGGTATCCTCGATGAAGAAGATGTCTATGGTTGATAGCATGGACAGGAACTCCTCCTTAAAGAATCTGGTGTTGTCAGCAAAGTAGTTGTACACCATGATGTCATCCAACTCAAGTAGGTGGTTCAGCACGTAGTCCTTTATCTCCTTCTCGGATGTGTGGTCAATCAAGTTGTTCGTAACCTTGACAAATACATAGTTCTTCCCACCCTCTGGGCAGTACTTGTAGAAGCCATTGTCCTCAAGGAACTGCTTAAATTGAATGTGTACTATTCGAATGACTCCCTTCTCGCTCTTTTCCCAGAATGTTTTCTTTGCGTTCTCCTCCTCCACCTTGGTCAAGACTGCTTCGATAGTATCCGTATCCAGTTGAGAGTCCTGTAGCTGAATACGTATCTCTTTTTTTGACACACCCCTTCTCAGCTTGGCCTTGATGGTGTTTATCTTCTCCTCGTCCTCGTAGTACTTGGTACCAAAGTTGGTAGTGTTCCGGTAGGCTGAGTCAATTGTCATACCTATCTCACGTACAGAGAAGTCCTCCGTAGCGTACTGGTTCAGTACGTAGGATGCGAGTGGCTTGCTGATACCAAAGTCATTGAACGCCATCGCTAGGATGTACACGTTATGGTTACGCTGTCCCTCCACCATTGGGTACTTCTTCATCCACCACTTGACCAAGATCTCAACCACCTTGTTCTCATCAGTGATGGGGATGGTTGGCTTGTCCTTGAACTTACTCACCTCTGTGTACTCTGGCTCCTCCAGTACGTCCCATACAGATGAGTTCTCATTGATGTGAATGAGTGCATCATAAGACTCGTAGCATACACGTGATACGTTCTTGCTAGTCTTGTCAAAGTACTCGCTGTTGAAGTGCTTCTCTAGGCTGTTGAAGTAGTTGATGTGGTTGTCTGGGTCTGCCGGTATCTTTACCAATGCCTTAAGGCCATTGCCAGATGGAGAGGTGAATACTGAGTAGACGTACTTGTTCTTCGATAGGGTCTCCTTGTCCTGTAGTAAGGTCTTCTGGTTCTGGTAGCCATCAAAGTCTAGGCATATCAGACCACTATGCTGGGTAAGGGATGCATCGGATCTCTTGGTAAATATCCCACTGAAGCATATCGCTGGAAGCAACTTCTTCAAGTCATTCCTCTCCTGCTTTCGCTTCTCTGCTCTGATCTTCTTTACCAGTTCTTTTGACGATCCAGATTTAATTCTCTCTAGGATTAGCCCAACATTCCTGTGGAAAGGCATGCTTGTATCCTTGATACTCTGGAATATGGTCACTTGATGTATCATAAATGTCGTTAATATGTCATGTAACTAATTGATAATTAACTCTATGTCGATTATGTCAATTTAAAAACCCTTTTAGATTCAAAGAAATAATAATAATATATAAGTAGTATATATATATATAGGGAAAAAGAAAAATGACATGGACTAGAGAAAAAAAAGAGGGGTAGTAAACCCCCTCCATTTTAGAAAGGCACCTCGTTGGTAGGCTCAGCTACCTTCTTGTTTCCATCTGGCTTCCAAGTATCCACCTCTAGGTAGTGAGTAGGTTTGTTAGCGACCTTCTCTCTCTTCTCTACAATCTTTAGGTTTACCCACTCAAGGTTGTTATCGTTAAGGTACGCTAAAAGATTCTGCAAATCCTTCTTGCTTTGGCTGATGGTTGTCAGCTCTCCGAACTTAGTCTGAACAACTCTAGAACTTCCTCCGTAAATTTTTTCTGTCTGTTTCATTTGATTAAAGTATTTCGTTTATAAAGTAATTGTCAATATCATCTGTTGGATTTGGTCCGAAGTACCTGTAGTATACCTCCATTGCTCGCTCGACCTTAGCTTCTCCACCCTTTACGAATTCTTCGGATGGTCTGAACAGACCAAGCTGCTCAGATTCCTTGTCAATAACGTAAAAGTATAGGGGTTTTCCAAATAATTGCTGGTAAATGTAGCACTGAGAGTCATAGTTGTAGCTCTTTGCAGACCATCTGAACTTGTTGATGTCTGATGTGGTCTTCAGATCAATGATTGAATCGCTAGTAACTATGTCTGCCTTTGCTTTCCATTGCAGTCCCTTAATCTCACCAATGGTTGGCTCCTCGTATAGGTTGCCATCCCTGTAGATGTCATCGTAGAACTGGAGGTTGGACTTCATCACACCAGCAAGTCTAACAATTTCCTCGTACTCCTTGGTCAACATGGCGAATCCAATGTTGTTATCAGCACAGAAGGTCTTGTACTCCTTTGTATTCCTTGTACTGACATCCACCTGTGGCACGATTACAGCCTTCTCAGGCTCAAGAATTAGCTGATGGAATAGTCTACCCTCATGAAAGTGTTTGAAGTCCCCAGAGGGCACTCTAAATAGCTTAGGATTGGTAAGCAAAGAATATATGTCTGAGTTGGATAGGTAGTACCTACCCTTCCCATTGTAGTACTCATCATCATTCCTTAGTTCATCGATTATTGTATTCATATTGTTCTATAGTTTTAAATATTTGATACACTACCTGGGGGACTACCGCATTCCCCCCTGCCATTATTGATTCTTTTCTCCATTTAGGAAAGGTAATTCCGTCCAGTCTACCGGAAAGCCCATCATTTCCATCACAAATTGGGTGGACAGATGGGAACATTTCGAAGTCTGCTCTTGGTAATTTATTGCATCCTTCAAACTGTTTGTCATCGGGTTGTGACCATTCCTTGGAGCATCTCCTCTCCTCCCTGCATTCTTGTCCGATGATACTGGAGTCGGAAGAATCGATATTTTTTTTGCATATTCCGATGGACTCATTGTCCTTCCTTTCGCAAATTGCTCTGACCTTGGTATTTCGTTTGCTCTTGGAGTTGAAAGCCACAAACCAGACTCTATCTCTTCGGTGTGGAGCGTTGACACTTGCAGCTGGAAGTATAAACGGTTGGACTTCGTACCCTTCAGATTCCAAGTCAGCTTGCACCTCTTCGAATACCATCCCTCCATTCCAACTAACAAGCCCACGAACGTTTTCGCCCAGGACCCAGCGTGGTTGTATCTCTCGAATTGCTCTAAGCATTTCTGGCCAGAGGTGGCGATCATCATTCTTTCCGAGTCTCCTACCTGCTGTTGAGTATGGTTGGCATGGGAATCCTCCTGTGATGATGTCAATTTCTCCTCTGTAAATAGAGAAGTCTGTCTTGGTGATGTCATTGTGTGATATTGAATTAGGCCAATAATATTTTAAAACTCTCTGACCGAATGGATTCCATTCGCAATGGAATACGTTCTCCCATCCCATCCAATCGGAGGCTAAATCAAAGCCCCCGATTCCACTGAATAGAGATCCGTGTCTAAGCATTAAACTCATCAGCTATCTCCTTCTTTAACTCAACAGAGATGTCATACTTGGTGGTCAACTGCTTGCCAATGAATGCAAGACCCTTGCTCTTGTTGTCCTTCACATACTTTAGAACCTTAGTCCAATCATCGCTGTCCTTAACTAGGGTAACCAGTGCAGTAGGTACGCTCTGCTCCACTACCTGTGTATCTGGAAGATCCTCTCCGGCATAAATGTAGATGCCCAATCCAAACATGGCTAGGTTCTTAACCAAGCAACGCATCAAGGTCTTGTTGATGTCAAATGTGGTGGCAGCATCCACCTGCTTGTCTCCGTACTTGGTAGCATAGGAGTAAGCCTTCTTCTTCATGCTCTTGTTCTTCCCATCCATGACAGGCAACCACATCTCCAATGTCTGACCCTCAATTGTAACTGATGTGTGGCACATGAATCCCAAGTCATCATCGTAGTCCGTAGGGAGGATGGTGTACGATGCATCTGGGCACTCCTTCTTAGTCACCGACCATGCCCATGCCCATGATAGGTAGGTTAGGTTGTCCTTCTTCTCAACATGATCGTTCACATTGATAGCTGAGAGTCTCTCGAATACTGATTTTTCTGATTTCATTTCTCTAGATTTTTAATTAGTTGCTTGTAGTCTGTGTCTGCCTGTACTTTATTCTCGATTGATTTAATCCCATGAATAATGGATGAGTGACCTATCACATACCCATTCATGTCCATGTACCTCTGGATGTAGCTTACCGGTATGTTTCTCTGTGAGCATAGGTAGTATAGCATGTGTCTTGCATCTACTACCTCCATCTTTTTATTCTTTGAGAAAATCCATTCCTTTGGGATGGAGTAACGCTTGATAATGTTTTCTAAATAGTTATTAAAGATTTCAATTTTCATGATATTAGAATTATATAAAGAATAAATGATACTATAAGCAGTACAAGACTTGCCACCTCAATCAGAATCTTGCCCATCTCAGTAGAGTTATCAATCTTTCTGATTCTCCTTGAGACAATAAGGTTTCCTATTATAATTAGCACTCCGTATAAGAACATCATAAGCCTCTGATTATATGCTCAATAAGACCATTCATATGATCCTGTGTAGGCGTGATGTTAAACCAATCATCGCCATCGTGTTCGCATAGGCGAATGGTAGACAGGATATTAATCTCTGTCTCCCACATGCCCATCGAATCCCAAGTGGATTCCTCACCAAACTGGTGAACCTCGTAGCTTCCTACCCATAGGTAGTCCTTGTCATCAATGCTGAACTCAACTTCCTCATTGATAAATACTTCGCTTTCTTCCATTAGATTTGATTTAATTTTGATACAATATAAGACAATAAATAAACAATGTCAATCTTTTTTTGCAGAAACTTTGCTCCTGTTCAACCAGTAATGCTCGTTGCAGATCCGGTCAATCGCTTCCCACTTGGTGGTACATACCAACCTTGCGTATAGACTACCGCAGTAGTACACATTAAACATTTGCTTCGCTTCCATCCTTTAGTCTAGCTTCTGATCCATACTTTACCTCTCTGGGGCATGGATAAATTTTAAACAATGCATCCATCCCTTTCACAAACTTAGCCTTGCTCTTCTCATCCAGATAAAGCAGTCTGTCATTAATTCCATGTACCAATCTGTACATCTCTAGTCTTCCTTCTAGTGTCATTGTAGTTTTAGATTTGTGAATTCAATAATAGTATCAACCCAGTCCCCATCCCATACCCTATTCTCATAGGTGTTGGCGAACTGATTGGTCAATTCAATGCCCAAGTCATAAAGTCCAGCCATGCCTTCTTCATCTATTATATCAAGTAGTCTTGTTGGCATTGTATCATTGGTAATAAATGCATGGATGGTACAGACAATCTCATGGTGAGTCTCTGCCCAGTCTCTGAAGCCTTTGGGTAATGACTGCTTGTCCTTCTTTGATGCAAGCTGATTGAGGATACTTGATACCAATGCATACTCTTGTTGGGTCATATGTGGTAGGTCATATGTTGCATCTGTTACAGCTTGGTAGGTATGGTCAAGATCCATGTCCTCCGGTACATCCACTTCAATTGTAATTTTCATAGTTGAATTGTTATAGTGTCACTGAAATTTGATAAGATTATTTTCTTTGGATAGGCATCCTCCAATGCAATGATGTAGTCCTCGATGAAATAATTCATCTCCTCATGTTGCTTTGCCATTGGATCTACCACCTTCCTTACATTCTCCTCTGTCAAGTTGGTGTACAAGGTACACTGGTCACCATCCCAGTTGCCGATTTTTAATTTGAATACATTCATATTAGTTGTCTGATAATTCTGTGAATTGGGGAAAGCCATCTGCCATCTGAAGCAGATGATTGGTTGCTAGTAGCAGTAAGATGTTGTAGTCCACACATTTGTGCATCATCTCGCTTACTTTACTCACCCTATCCATCTCCCCACTGGATAGTAGGGTTAGGATTGTGGCTAACTGGGCAGCATACTTGTGTTGCTCCACTCCTAGTGATTCCACTAGGAAGATTGCTTCGTGGTTGAATGTCATTTGTTTATTTGTTTAAGTAAAAATTCTTGCCAATGATTTGGCAACTCCGTACATGGAATCACTTTCTCGTTACCTCTGCAATCTGATTCAGCCTCATGTATGTCCCCAAATATTACCGCCTCTCCATCAAAAAAGGATACAACATGGTCATTCGCCCAGTCATAAATCACATAGTCAGTTTCGCTTAGTACTTGCATTTTCTTTTCCATTCTTGTACAATTTTAGTTGCCTCGTATAGTGCATCGGCACATTCACCCATGCCCATGCCCTCATTCGCCATGATCCATTGGTAGATGTCCTCTACCAACATCTGCTCATGCTCCTCACGGATCTCCTTGAGCCTCTTGATTTCGCTTCTGAGAAAGTCATTCTCTAATCCTTCAATTGTTTTCATTTTTTTCTAAGTTTAAGTCTTCTGCTACTAAATAAATTGTATCCCAAATCTGCTCCATGAGATACTCGTTTGTCAATGCATCATTTAGTACTCCGTAGGCTTGTTCATCCGTACATTTGTATGTGCTAGTCACATCATAAACATGCCATAGGTTAGCCACAAAATAGCCATTGCTCTCTAAGATTTGTTTAGCATCCTCAATGCTCAATTGTGTTTTTGCGTACTCCAATACCTCTTGTCTGGCAGTCTCGCTTGTCGGGTTAAATGTCATATGCTGATTAGTTTAGGTTTGTTGTAGTAGTAGAATTTATTCTCTGGATAGGCATCCAATAGGGCATCGATGAGTGAATCATTCGTGTACTCCTCACCAAACTCTCGCTCCCGATTAACTATGGGCTCAATCACTTTTTTAATTTGACTCTCGTTCAAGTCTGTGAGGATCACAAAGTTCTCCTCATCATATGCAGTTGTGTTAATTTCAAATGGTCTCATTGTATATTTTAGTTAGTTCTTTCTTGTCATAAGTAGGTAAGTAGTCATAATCTTCTAGGAATTCCTCCACAGATTGACCATCCTCTTTTGCATACTCTATGTAGGACTCAATCTCTACCCAGAAATAGTCTGCATCAAAATTGTAGAGTCCCTCCATGTATCCATAATCCTCCTCTGTGTATGTACCATCAGAGTTGATGTATGCCTTGCCACAGAAATCCATGCCCGACTCGTAGTAGAACATATCTACTTGCACACCATACTTCTTAGCTAGGTTAACACCAAACTGAATTGGTGGAGACCATGCAGTATTGGGAGTTAGTACCAATCCATTATCATCAATCTCTTGGGGATCAGATTCCTCATAAGATACATCCCACTTTGTACCAAAGTATTCTAGATTAGTATTGTACCAATCCTCTGCATCTGGTACATCAATTAAAGTTTTGAATAAGTTATTCTCTTCCTTATTCTCAATGGACTCCAAAGCTTGTACAATCTTTGTAACATCTCCGGTAATTGTGATTTCATTTGAACACCAATTAGGCATAGCTTTATTTGTTTATGATTTAAAATATCTAATGTGCATTGGTAAGTCTACTTTCCATCCTCTGCCGTTTGGATTACCCCATCCTTGATTCCAATCATCATCACTCTGAGTTGTTGGAACTTCATCCTTGAAATAATATTCTAGGATCACTGCGATTCCATCGCCATCATTATCACTAAACATAAGGTCGCATACATCTGACCAATCCATGTCCCATTCGAATGAGTCACCAGAATCATTGTAAACTTTGCCATACAAGTCATAATGACCTCGCATCTCTTCTACCACCTTGCCATTCTTAAGCAAGTACATTCTTACTGCATCTCCCTCAGCTACCGGAAGATTGCTTTCTTTACAGATAAAACTAAAGCATCCCATATTTATAGTAGTTTATTTTAATTCAACTCCAGCGTATTTTTTTCTGTATTCGTAATAATCACTTTTCAATTCTTTAGAAATATTTTTAGTTTCTTGAAACCATTTATCTATTATCTTTTGAGCCTCTCTCCATTCTAATTTAAACGCAAACACCTCACCCATTGCAGTCCTTTTAAAATCAAAAAAATCATTTAGAGTATTGTGAATGTCTTTCATCATGGGCATTAAAGTTTCTTCCTTGAAGATGGAATAATACTCTTGTTCCAATCTTGTCCAATTGTAATGAAAATCTCTATCGTAGAGATAATGCACAATAGCATCTTTAATTTTTTCAATAAGTTTTTCTTCTGTCCAAGTCCCCGTAGTATGACAACTTCCGATTTCAATTTGGAAACGAGTACCGACTAAGTCTTCGAGTTTTGTTGATTTTTTTTCCATGTTATTAATGTGTATCTAGTATAAGTCCTCCTATTAATTCTCTATGTGGTTTATTCTCTTTTATCACATAGTACTCTCCTAATGCATCATCATCATCTGGATATTCGCAATACAGAAAGTCCCATGCATCCTCGTAACTTTTAAATTTTTTGTTGGAGTAACACCTTGTGCTTGTCCAATCAACAATTATCCATTTCATATAAATCTTATAATTACTTGTCTGTGTATGTCATCAATGTTATGGTCATGCTCAAATCCTTTTAGAGACCATACCAATCCATGTGATTCTGCAATCTCCATGAACTCTGCATCTGATAGTTCAAAGTCTACCAATCTTTGATGTTCAAGTCCATCTAGAATCAAGTCTAGATTAACTCCATATACTTTTGTTTCCATAGCTATTTTTAGTTTAAGATTGATTTAACTTCTTCCTCTGTGAGTTTAATCTCAGAAGAAAATTCCGGTAGATAGTAGTACTCACCATCTCTGTAGAATAGAGTACCCTCACCTCTACATTTAGGATGCCTAACAAAAAATCTGTGACCTACTTTTTTAAGTGATTCGAATTTTGATTCCATAGTCTTATATTATTTTAGTTCCAATTACTTTTACTCTATCTTGATTCTTGTCCATCCAGGTTAACCAATTGTCTAGATGTTTATCATCTTTGAACTCCTTGGTTTGACTGAATGTCCCTCCGTATATTCCTCTCATGTGGATCACAGCTTTCATAACTTTTCTTTTATTGTGTTGTATAATAAATCTAAACCATACCTTGTCAATCCATTTGTCTTGAATGGATATGCAATCCATAAATCTTCGATAGAAATAATTCTATTCTGAGTTGTTAAAACTTGCACAATCCAATCGTAGGATTCGCTCAATCTTTTGTCCATTATTTTGCGTGATTTAATATTTTAATATGCTTCTTACCTTTTCTCATTCCACTACATAGTCCGCATTTCTCACATGTAGACCTATATCCCATCTCCTTACTAGCTGGGCATTGGATTACATCCTTTGATTCCTCATCCGTAACTATGAATGACCTATAGCCTAGCTTATTCGCCATATTTGCTTGACCTATACTATGAGTACTTGCCATGAAGAATTTATGGTACTCAGGCTTTTTTGCCCATTGATGTGTATATCCTGTATGTGATTTGGATACGGAAATCATATTTGCTACCATGTCTATGGGGATCAGTGATGGTTCACCATATGTACCAAATCTGATGTACCTATCCATTGACATCTTCATCACCTTTGTCCATACATCATCCAAACTAGGGATTTCTTTCTCTTTGAATTCTTTCACCAAACTTTTAAACATACTACAAAAACCAGCGTACTGCTCATACTTATGAGTATAGCATTTTAGATATCCTCTGAATGGGCAGTCAAAACATACTGCATCCGCTAGGTCAAAGAATTCTTTTGGTATCATCTTCTCACCATTGGAATACTTTTTACTAGCGTACTCCAATTGTGATTTGCTGAATGAATAAACTTGCAAGATTCTCTCTTTGCCAGATGTTATCTTGCCATTTGTACTTTTGTCCAATCGGAATACAATAATTGCATCCTTGATTTGTGCAGTTACTCTCATAGATTTTAGGGTTAAAGTTTGAGACCATAGGGGAAAACGATTCCCCTCTCTGCTCCAAGATGGTCTATTTTGATAATTGTTTAAGGATCTCGAATAAGTTTTTTGCGACATCTAAGGATAAATTTGTGGTGATTTTGTCGCCATTTGCTACACCAAACTGCCCGTTTTGAAATCTAACTAGGCTTATGAATCCATGTGTTTTTATAGTTACCATATAGTTTTTTCTAATTCAATTCCAAAAAAGTTTCCAATAATAACTGCAATCCCCAGGACTGCTATGGCCATGAGCCATGCCTTTAAATCTTGCTTATTCATTATCCTTTTATTTGTTCAGTTGCTAATTCTAATGCGTACTCTCTGCTCATAGGATCAATTCCCTCCTCCTCACAATCCTCATCCGTATAAATTCCATTTTTGTCATTCCAACAAAGCCATTCGATTAACTGCTCTCGATTGAATGACTGCAAATCTTCAATAGTTACATTTCTCATTTTAGTAGGTGTTAAAACATTCATTAAGATAATTATCTAAGGTATCAAAACTCTTCTCTGAGGTTTCTACCTCAAAGTCCATAAAGTGAATTGCCATCACCTTGCCATCCATTAGATGCAAGAACAGATGCGTATACCCTCCGCCCGAATGATAAGAAATACTATTTGTATGCGGAGTTTTCTTTGCTAACTCAAATCCTTTGATATGATTCTCATCGGGAAACCATTGCATTAGCCATTCCATTCTTTCTTGTAGTTCCATGATTTTTTAACTTTGTTTTTTAGTTCATTAATAGTTTTAGCCTCCATGTAATCCTCGAAAAAGAAGCATTCATACATTCCATTTTCATTCAAGTCTATGTACAAGTCATAGTACATATCGACTACCTTGACGATGTAGTGTTTCTCCATTACTTTTTGAATAGTTACCATGTTTCAATTGGGTTTTAAATGTGTTCCCCATTGCAATCGAATGCCACATCTAGAATGTGGGGAATATATACATTAGGCAAAGGAATAACGAGTAAGTGAACTATCCCTAACGATTAGTCATTTATGCCATTAATGTGATGTCAATTATCTATACCTATTACCATAGCCGTTAGGTTACTCTGTAGGTCATTTTATGGACTTGTTTGTCCCTCCGCATATGGCGGAATTTCAGCATGTCAAAGAAGCGGAAAAAAATAGGTCAACTGCGTTCGGCGAATCCATATGATTGCTTAATGCATGTACAAAGGATGTTCTTTTTAAGTTCATAACCTAATACTCGTTCAATTTATTTTCATTATTTCTTAAAGTTTATTGTAACTGACTGATAATCAGTAATAAAAATTTCATGTTTAACTGGAATTTTATTGCATCGGAATATATTCGTAGGGGGATAAAGCAAAAGATCCTCCTATCTTCTGTGCTTTTTTTGTGCGTTCGATGGAAAGATCCCTCCTATTTTTATTTCCAATTGGAATGCGAGATCCCTTTATTGACTGCAAGTCAACTAGGGGAAGCATGGGAGAAATCGTAGAAGCTAGGGGATAGGTGTACGCAAAAGCTAGGTACATGCATGCAGTTGACTGCTAGTCAAAATCCCAAAAAATCTGATGGAAGGCTAGATCATGCCTACCCCCCATGCCGAAAAAAAAGTCGTTTCCGGTTTGGGCCGGATGTCGTAATTTGGTGGTATTACCCAATCACTGCTATCATCTAAATAGTTATATTTGTGCATGTACGATGGACTAACAATTAAGAATGGTCGTTTGATAAATGATCGTCCTACTGGTACCACAGGTATCCAAGAGGCTGCTCAAATCAGAAAGGATTTGAAGAAAGCTGAGAA